GTCCAACGTTTACGAGGTACTAATTTTACATTACCAAATTGCTTGCCTTGGCCTGCATATCTTACACGACCTTCACCGTTTGAGTCCCAGATATCGGCACTGTGGCCTGCTTCTAGTTGATCAATAACGTTGTCTTTTACATCTTGGATTGTTTTAATTAATGTGAATATTGCTTCCAACGCAGATCCAAATTGTTGACTTAATGCTTGAATCTTTTGTTGCTTAGGTGCGCTAACACCGCTGTTGGTTAGCCAGTTAAAGAATAATTTAGAGCCAATGCTGTCAAGTTGCTTTGCTTTAGCTGTCTGGTTTACAAACTTGTAAAGGATTTCTTTGAGGTCACTCATACCGGCAGTGCCTTGTAAGAATCCATCAATCTGTCCCCCGTGTTGTGCAAGGTATTGCTCGGCACCGTCGATAGCTGCAGTATCTACAGTTAGCGAAGTTGAGTTGTATATCGGACCTTGAACAATTAGTTCAGCTGTGCCGTTAAACATACTAAAGTCGTCCATCGGCTTTTGTGATTCGTCACTCATACCAAACTCTGGAAAGTAAGCATGTCCAACTACCATAACTTGTGCTTGACTAATTCGTTGTCCTAACTCACTGTCTGCACGAACGTGGTAGCAAGTTTGACTCTTAGGGTTGGGGCAAAAATTGTAAACCCCTTGTTGATCTAATTCTGGTTGTTCTAAAAATAAACTGTCGGCATATACATAGCCAACAAAGTCTTGTGGTGTTGCAGCATCGAATAACGGGTACAGTCCTGCAAACTGTTTACCAAATGCATCGCGCTCTGCTTTTTCTTGTTCAGTCTTGGGGCTACCGGATTGGTTTACAATAAAGTCATAAACATCTTCAGGAGTAGTGCTCTTAGCACCTCTCGACCAACCATTGTGGCCAGCTAGTACTAACGGACCACCTGCAACTTCTCTACCCCAATATACTTGAGGAGCACCGTCCCACTTCATCCTAATAGTTTTAGAACCTTCTTCTGTTGCAACATCTTTTAGGTGTTGTAGAGCTTCTAGTGTTCCTTGACTACCGTGGAAGAATACTAGATCTTCAAGGTGGTTAAATGCCCTACCTAATTTCTTCTTAGGAGCAGCAGGTGCATTCTCACGATAGAATAACTCTCTTAGTAACACAATTAATCCTTATACTTTCCCTCTTTGAAGTTTTTAAGGACTTCGTCGAGCATTTTAGAGCAAGTTTCTTTGCAAAGAGTACTATCCATATCTTGAGGTAACTCACGTATTGGATACTCTTTTATGTATTTTTTATAGCTATCAAGGACGGCTGTTTTAAAGATGTTAGGATTAGCTGGTGATTTCGAACGTACTTGCGTTAAGCATCGTGCAATAACAGGGTAGACGTTGCGACGATATACTTCGTCATCATTCTGCATAAAATAGACAAGGTCCTCAGCGAGATCATAATTGATCTCACGTTTGCCAGATTCCTGGCTTACAAAGTCCATATCTTTGAAGTTTTTCCCTTCTAGTAGTTCTCTAATGCGCATCTTTAAGCCCGTTTTATTTCAGCAGAAATACTCTGCGGTTAGAGTATTTATCGCTTTTAGGTTTATTGGATTAGGCTTTTACAATGCGCTCTACTTTGTTTATAGAGGTGCCTAAGTGCATTTTTGTTAACAATAAGTTGTTATCGCCAGTTACATAGAAGTGTGTTCCGCCCCAGCTACGATCTCTGCTTAGTTCTCTGATACAGCTTTTAGTAAGTTTAATCTTTGAGTTTGATTCTGCCCATTGTATAAATGCACTATGCTCGGTAGTAGTTTTACCCAACGTAACTCTATAATCATATGCCATCTTAGGCATAATAATTGTTGCTGTTTCAAGTGTAGAATTTTTAGGAGGCTTGCAGATGTACTTTACTCTATGTTCCTCAAGTTTAGCTAGGCTGTTTATGTCTGCTTCAACATTAGTATAGATACTGATAAACGGAGATTCTACTCTAATCTCAAAATGAGAAATTTTTTGCAGATGTTTGTACAACTTATACGCATAGTCTAAATCCTCTTTATTTTTAATAGAGTTGAATCTAGGCTGATGCGTTAAGTTAATAGCTACTTTGTTTAGTCCCTTTAAAATTGAGTCAAAATCACAATTTCGAAACAAACTAGCGCCAGGAACTACCAGTACAATCTTATACTGGTAGATTCCTTTAAACAGTCGATTAGTTGTCTTGTACAACATCTTCAATGGTTGTTTCTGCAGTTAGCAAAGGCACTTTAGGAGCCTTTGACTTTGCTGCTAGAACAATCTTATCGTCGGCGACAGTAATAGTTAACCAGCCACCGCTCTTCAAATCACCAAACAACATCATCTTAGCAAGGTCACGTTTAATTTCCTTGTCAATAACACGTTGTAGCGGACGAGCGCCCATCTTAGGATCAAATCCTTTTTCGATCAACCAATCAATAGCAGCCTTGTCAATCTTAATGCGAACAGCTTTTTCTTTAACTTGCTCACGGAGTTCATCGATGAACTTCTCGACAACCTTAGTCATAGTTTCCTTGCCCAGCTTGTTGAAGGTAATGATACCGTCTAAGCGGTTACGGAACTCTGGTGTAAAGAATTTCTTCAAGTCTGCATCGCTGTAGTCCTTAGCCTGCTGACCAAAACCAATTTGATTCTTTTCAGCACTTTGAGCACCGGCGTTAGTAGTAAGAATTAACACTAAGTTACGGCAGTCTGCTTTCTTGCCATTGCTAGCCGTAATAAAGCCGTTATCCATCATCTGCAACAGAACAGTACTAACATCTGGGTGTGACTTTTCAACTTCGTCAAACAACAGAACAGCGTTAGGGTTCTCTTGAATCTGTGTAATCAACAAGCCAGAATTTTCTTCAAAGCCAACATAACCTGGAGGGCTACCGATCAGTTTAGAAATACTGTGCTTCTCTTGATACTCTGACATGTCAAAGCGCAGGAGTTTAACGCCTAAGTTCTTGGCAAGACTCTTAGCGGTTTCAGTCTTACCGCAACCAGTTGGGCCCATAAACACAAAGCTACCGATAGGTTTGTTTTCAGGTTTCAAGCCGGCTTGCGCAACCATAATCTTGTCAACTACTTCTTCAACAGCAGTATTCTGTCCAAACACTTCTGCTTCTAGCTTTTCTCTCAAGGAAACCAAATTAGTGCTTTCAGTTTCCATGATTTGCTCTTCGGGCATATTAACCATCTTAGCAAGTTCGAATTGAACTTCACGCTCGCCAACAACACGCTCGTCAGCTAACTTCAAGTTAAATCGAGAGCAAGCACAATCGATCAAGTCAATAGCCTTGTCGGGCAACTTTTTATCAGACTGATACTTAACGCTTAACTTGATTGCGGCATTAAGTGCATCGTCTTTGATCTTGACATTGTGGTGACCTTCGTAATATTTCTTCAGACCTTTAAGGATCTGTAGAGTCATTTCTTGTGTAGGCTCGTCGACAGTGATACGTTGGAAGCGACGCATCAACGCACGATCCTTTTCAAAGTGCTTACGATATTCTTCCCATGTAGTAGAAGCAATAACCTTGATGTTACCTTTGCTCAAAGCAGGCTTCATCATGTTGGCAAGGTCGTTAGCTGAGTTGCTTGCCGAACCAGCACCACTAATCATGTGTGCTTCGTCGATAAACAGTACAGTCTTACCCTTCTTGCTTAGTGCCTTGAGAACAAGTTTGAAACGTTCTTCAAAGTCACCACGGTACTTGCTACCTGCAAGCATAGCACTGATGTCTAGGTTATAGACAGTATAATCTTTAAGGAAATCAGGGATTGCACCTTTAACGATGTTAAAGGCAAGTCCTTCTGCAATCGCAGTCTTACCGACACCAGGGTCACCAACAAGGATAACGTTATTCTTGCTACGACGACCTAATGCCAATGCAATATTTTCTAGTTCGTCTACTCGACCAATAACTGGGTCAATCTTGTTCTTCTTAACAGCATCGTTAAGGTTTGTAGTAAAGGCAGAAAGCGCCTTGGTACTTTGTCCGTCTTGTTGTTCCACTTCTTCAGTTTGCTCCACAGAATTGTTAAGATAGTCAGCAAACTTTTCTTTGTCGATATTTGCTTGTGCGATATAAAAATGTGCCCAGCTGCGCTTCTCACCCATCATAGCAAGGAATACGTCAGTAGGTTCAATGCGCTGACGCCCGTTAAACAATACTTGGGTGAATGCTCTGTTAAGCACACGCTCAACACTCTGTGTCTTCTTAGGTTTAACCACTACATCTTCTGTGGTAATTTCTGAACACTTACTCTGTAGATAGTCAGCTAGATTCTTTTTTAAGGCATCTGCATCTGCACCGTAACCTTGCACACAGTTGCTAAAAGATTCCTCTAACAGCATTGCAAACAGCAAATGCTCAATAGTGAGGTATTCGTGATGTAGTTTTTTAGCGGTATCAATAGCTTTTTCAAAAACCGCTTGTAGATTATCACTTGGTTCAACCATGGCGTTTCCTTTGTTTAAGTTGTTTCTTTTGTGCCAATAAAACCTTCATTGGGCTTACTTTTTTGGTAAAGACTATTCCGTCTAAGTGCTCTAACTCATGTAAGAAGCAACGTGCATCAATACCTGATAGTGATATTTTACACTCTTTTCCGTCTTTGTCAAGATATTCTGCTTCAATTGAGTGTGGACGTTTGATATCTAACCATAAGCCTGGAAAACTCAAACAGCCTTCTTCACCTTGTTGTTCATTAGTACTCTGTGTGATCAGCTTTGGATTAAACATTGCGAACGGAGTGTCCGCAGCTTTGAGCTTGATAACAAACACCCGCTTCAATAATCCAACTTGGTTTGCAGCCAAACCAATTCCGTTAAATGCCTGCATCATCTCGATCATTTCTGCTTCGAGTTCTGCAGCATTTGTATCCTTTTCAAAATCCCATTCTTCTGCTTTTGTTAGCAGAACCTGATCAGGTTTTGTTATTAATTTCATTGTTTATTTGTTTTAGTTTTTCGAGAATGGCAGTGTCAGTTATTGCCGGAGTCTTAATTCTAATCACGCTAACAAATCTTCCACGTTGTCCTGTCTGAACATTAGGAAACCCTTGCCCTGTGCTAGCAAACTCTGTACCTGTTTCAACACCCGCCCTAATGTCTAGCATCATAGTGTTGCCGTTGATGTTCTTTACTTGTTTTCTACATCCAATCATAGCTTCGATTGGATTAATGTCGACAGTAGTATAAAGGTCGTCCCCGTCTCTAGTAAAGTCTGGATTTGGCATTATGATAATAGTTACATTGAGGTGACCTCTTGGAGCCTGCGGATTTGAGTCATCTCCTAGTCCAGTATATCTGATAGTTTCACCGTGGTTAATACCAGCAGGAAGATTAATTACTACATTTTGTAGTTTGCCGCTTGGTAGTTGATACTGTGCTTCTAGTTGTTTTCCGTTATAGGCATCAACTAGACTAATTTGGCAACGAATGTTCAGGTCTCGATTTCTTTGGACTCTTCGGCCAAAGAATGGATTTGATTGATGCCCAAACGGATCAAATGCGCCGCCGAACATCTCTGCAAACTGACTAAAGTCTCCGCTACCTGTATGGAATCTAAATTGAGTACCGCCGCTTCGTTGTGCGTCGTACTCTGCTTTCTTTTGAGGGTCACTGAGTGTATCATATGCTACACTGACCTCTTTAAACTTAGCTTGGTCACCACCTCTATCAGGATGGTGCTTCATAGCCAAACTACGATACGCCTTTTTAATCTGTTCTGGCGTAGCATTTTGGTCTAGTCCTAATGTTTGATAGTAATCAGTCATGGTCGTAAAAAAGGGTCCTTTAATATAGTAATTATACTATACTAGA